GGGCTTCGTCGTACTTTTTTTCAGAAATAAGTCGCAGGAATTTCCTCGAGCCGGCCACATTGCAGCGTTCTCCGACGTTGACAAAGCCTACTTCGGGCGTAACTTCCAGCAGTTCGAGCCCCGATAACCATAGTGTTGACGGCTTCTTGTTCCTGATATGGGGTTTCTTTCCCGCTGCCAACTGGCAGTAACTGCGAATAAAGGTCTCGTCGGTTCCACAACAACCACCGACAATATTCACCAATCCTTCATCGATAAACTCACCTATCTTCATACCGACAAAATCCATATCGGTCAAAGTAGAATGATACCTAGAAGGCATTATAGCAGCAAGGTCAGCATCCGAAACATCATTTCGACCTGTAGAAGGAACTTTTTGCATATAAGCAAGAATACGTTCTTTCTCAAGGACAGAAACCGAACCGCTCAAAAGCTTAGTAACAGGGTTTTCAATATTACCTGTAAGAACATCAACAGGGGCGACAACATCAATGATTTCCTTAATTTCCGAATTCAATTCAGGAAGAGATGGGCGACCAGCATTCTTTTTAATATCAACAATATCCGAATCGGACATATAGCCAAACATAATCTTAAACTTATCCATAATATACTTATTAATTAAACACGGGGAAGACCATCAACAGACATATCGCTAATTTTAGTTATACCAAAATAACAGCCACCAAACAATTGGTCAGTAACTTGCTTACCATTATAATTAACGGCAAAAACACTATCAACAACACGAGGAGAAATCTTCAAATCATTGAGAGTAAAAGAACCATTGAAAAAGCCATCCAAAGGAGCACGCATACGCGCAATTGTCCAAAAGGACAAAGCACCATCATAACCAAATTGGCCGTGATTAAGGTCAATAGCAGTTTTATACTCGGAGTAACGCAACTGCCAACCAAATGGAGAGGCACCTTTCACTTGAACATCATCCGTACCATGGCCAGACACATCGCGCTGATGGTCAATAACATTATAATTCATTAAGGGCTGCATTCCTAAATCCTCAAATTCAGGAATAAAGAAATCACCGCGAGTTACCTTATGAACAAAAGGGTCAACACGACAAGAATCGTACTGCATAGCAGGAACAGCCGAATAAATACACATCAAAACGCCATGCTCTTTAGCATCAAAAGAAACATGGCCTTGACCAACACCAATCGACTTGCCGACAACACGACCGAGATAACCTGAATCAGAAGAACCTTCATTAGTAGTTCCACCTGTTTGAGTTACATCACCTGTCTCAAAATTACTATCAAAACCACCTAGATAATAAACTTGACCATCACGACCTTCAGAAGTCTTAACACCAAAATGCGCCTCCATTTGCTCGGCATAAGTCTTACCAGCACGCATAGTAACAGAAAGGAGTTTGTCCAAAGCAAAAGCAGCACGAACCGAAGAAACATCGATAGTAGAATAACTACCAGCAAACTTAGCATGAACAGTTGCAGAGCGATTACCAGAGTCAACACCAAAAGAAGAACTATCACTAGAATTAGAAATAGCAAGAGCACTCGAAATACCATCAGGCATCGAAACCAAAGGTGTAGGACGGAGATTAGTTAGATAATCAAGCGGAAGATTTCGATAACGTAACTGGAGCATCTTCTTAAAATAAGAAATAGTAAAAGTACCCTCAAAAGCATGGTCGAAATTAAACGTATCTACATCATAAGGCTCATAAGTAGTATTACGATAAAAATCAGAATAAATCTTCTGATAAGCAGCAGCACGAAAAGGCGTAACAGAACCTGAAAATACAAGATATTCATAACCTTTCTTTTTAGATGCCTTCACAGGATAGCCATAACCAAGTAAATCAAGCAAACGCAATGCATTATCTTGATTTTTAAAGCCCATAAAATCCTCAGTAGTATCTTTCAAAATTTCCTTAAAAAGATCCAAACGCTTAACAGAAGGAACAACAGAAGGGGCTTTCTTAGTTTCATACAAATTTGTACGAAAATCATTCGTACCTGCAATAAATTGGTCAAAAGGATGCCAAAGTTGCGAATAAGGAACAAAAAAGAATTCATAAACACCACGCAAGGACATGAATGCAGCCGAGTTCATAGGCAAAGTACGCATAAAATCCTTAGCATCAATATCAACATGATCATGCGGAATCAAATCGATAGACATCACAGGCAATAAGGCACCAACAGGAGCGGTGAACATGTGCCGTTGAGACAAGTCAAAAGCATTGCGGGGCCGATTAGCACGACTAGGCCGAATTTCTAATTTTTTCATAATTAAACACTGAATAAATAAATTATTAAACTAATAAACGCAAGCATCAAAGCAAGCACACACAAAACAAACAAATCATCACTTTTCATATTAATCAATTTTTCGAGAACCAAACACAACAGAATTATTAAGTTTCTTAGACTTATTACGCTTATCAAGACGTTGTTTTTGTTGTTTACAATAAGTAGAGAAAAATTCAGAACAAAACAGACTATTAACAACAACTTTATCAGAATCTAACCTACCATAAGTGTAAAAATCACCAAACCAAGCCACCTCATCCAAAAAAGAACGAACATAGGGGTTAGACATATCAACCTTATAATCACGTTCATGAAGATAAAGGGGCATATACTCGGACATAAAAGGATAAGCGCCTAACATAGCGCGCTGGAAATCAGTCTTATCTACAATATCATTAAACAGAGTATAGAATTGTATCAATTGGTCAGACTTACGTAAAACATCATACCTATCTAACATCGAAACATACGCATAAATTGGAGAAGAATACGGATAATACTTATTGAAATCTAACAATTTAGATATACGCCAAGCATGCCGAGTACAATACCAATTCTGGTCAGTGTCCATTTCCAAAGAATAGTACTCATTAGAATGATAATAGGCTAACCAATTACGATATTTCATATTCGGAAACTTTCGTAGGTAATCCGTTTCCGATATTTCATAATCGTTTGGGTTTTGCTCAGAGTTGGAAAAATAAATAATAGCCAACTCTAAATCTTGTTTCCACTCATCATAGTATCTGCCATAGAACGAATACAATTGTAATTTTGCATCAAAAGCCATTCCACTAAAGCCTTTACACTTGCGGAAGATGGAACTGCACAAATCTGGGTCAAGTGGAACATCGTAGTGCTCAAATTGTCCCAATTGTTCGTTAAAGACTTCTTTACCAACTCGGTAAGTTCCTCGATAGACATTTTCGAGTATTTCATTTCGTTGAGCTTTATAACAACCGATAACTGGGCTTTTAGACTGAAGGTGGAACGGACGCGAAGACTTATATCCCAAAACTTGAGGTAAATCAAGATTGCCGCTAACATATTCCGCAACATAGTAGGCCGTGTTGGCATCACAAACTTTGATATAGTCTTTGGTAAGTGATATATTCGCAAATGGCCGAAAACGAAAACTATTGCGTTTTCCTGCAACTCTCTCGTGGTAACCCCACGATTGAACGATAATAGACGTAATTTCTCGGAGGATAACCTCATTATCGAAGAATAACACGCCGTGGTAATGCGGACGATACGTTTGGGGGCCGTACTCGGACGCAACGTAATAACGAATGAATTTTTCATTTCTTTCAATATTTAGTTTATTTATACGAGCGCGCACACGCTTAAGAAAATTTTGAATGTCTTTCTTACAACAGACTGCATAAGTAGATGTATCATCATCGTTATGAATAGGAGGCAAAAAAGTATCAAAATCAATATTCCATTTACCTCTTACATCATCATAATAGTTTAAAGGACATGAATTATACATATGCTCAACACGACCGATAGGACGAAGTTGGGGACAATCATTATCATCTTGAAATAACTCCCAACGAGGAACACTTTCGTTATCATAGGTCAAAGTAAACATCACTGAATACTTATGTTGAAGTATCTCATCACGAACACGGCGAGATTGTTTAGATGCAGCAGCATTAATACAAGCAGAACATTTGCCACAAGGAACAAACATGTCTTCTTTAGTCCACTTATTACGAACAAGAATAGGGGACAAACAACCACCAAATATCTTATAAGAATCAGAAGACATCATAACACACAATATTCAATCCTACATTTATGGTCATAAGTAGATCCGTCAACAAACTCAATAACTTCAAATTCAACAAGGGTTTTCAACGAGCCAAATAATTTGTCAAGTTCAGATACATATCTATCATCATAGGATATAATAAACCCATTGGAAGTAGGCAGCATAGAAATAAGCTCAAAATCACTTTCAAGCAAATACCTAAGAAACAGGCGGTAAGAGTAATACTGAAATGTTCTCATATTAAATATAGTTTTAGTTCGACAGCAAAAGTATAAAAAATAAACATAATGCCAATTATGATAAATAACAAGCAAATATAACTCCCCTAAGTGTTAAAAGTGTGCTAAAAAGCAAATGTATTATGTCTTTATTGCACGCTAATTGCTTGTATTTTAGTATCTTTGCAGCGTTTTTCAAACAACATAAAGTCTAACTTTATTAATTTACTTTATTTATTATTTATGTCTAATTTAAAAAATGTACAGCCGCTGAGCGATTTCAACTGGCAAGAGTTTGAGAACGGCAGCCCTGTAGAAGTAAGCAAGGATGCTCTTGAAAAGGCTTACGATGAAACCCTTAACAAGGTTTCTGAGCATCAAGTTGTTGATGGTACGGTTATCTCCATCGACAAGAAGGAAGTTATTGTTAATATCGGTTACAAGAGCGACGGTGTTATCCCTGCTTCCGAATTCAGATACAATCCCGACCTAAAAGTTGGCGACACTGTTGAAGTTTATATCGAAAATCAGGAAGACAAAAAGGGTCAACTGATTCTTTCGCACAAGAAGGCACGTCTTAGCAAAAGTTGGGAGCGTGTTAATGCCGCTCTTGAAAACGAAGAAGTTATTCAAGGTTACATTAAATGCCGCACCAAAGGTGGCATGATTGTAGACGTCTTCGGCATCGAGGCCTTCCTCCCCGGAAGTCAAATCGACGTACATCCTATCAGGGACTACGACGTATTTGTTGGCAAAACCATGGAGTTCAAGGTGGTTAAAATCAACCAAGAGTTCCGCAACGTGGTTGTTTCGCACAAGGCTCTTATCGAAGAAGAACTTGAAGCACAGAAGAAAGAAATCATTTCCAAGCTTGAAAAAGGTCAAATCCTCGAGGGTACGGTTAAGAACATCACCACCTACGGCGTATTCGTTGACCTCGGTGGCGTTGACGGACTTATCCATATTACCGACCTTTCTTGGGGCCGCGTAAGCGATCCGCACGAAGTGGTTAGCTTGGATCAGAAGATAAACGTGGTTATTCTCGACTTCGACGACGAGAAACGCCGCATTGCATTGGGTCTCAAGCAACTCACTCCCCATCCTTGGGATGCTCTCGACCAAAGCCTCAATGTGGGCGACCACGTTAAGGGTAAGGTTGTTGTCATCGCCGATTACGGAGCATTCGTTGAAATTGCACCTGGTGTAGAAGGTTTGATTCACGTTTCAGAAATGTCGTGGAGCCAACACCTAAGAAGTGCACAAGACTTCATGCACGTTGGCGACGAGGTTGAGGCAGTTATCCTTACACTCGACAGAGACGAACGTAAGATGTCGCTTGGCATCAAGCAGTTGAAGGACGACCCATGGGAAACCATCGAGGTTAAATATCCCGTTGGCAGCAAGCACATCGCTAAAGTTAGAAACTTCACCAACTTCGGTATCTTCGTTGAACTTGAAGAAGGCGTAGACGGACTTATCCACATCAGCGACCTTTCGTGGACGAAGAAGGTGAAACACCCCTCTGAATTCACACAAGTAGGTGCTGAAATTGAGGTTGTCGTACTCGAAATAGACAAAGAGAACAGACGTTTGAGTTTGGGTCACAAGCAACTCGAAGAGAATCCTTGGGACACTTACGAAACGCTTTACACCCCTGGCAGCGTTCATCGCGGAAAGATTTCTGAAATGATGGACAAGGGTGCTGTTATTACACTTAACGAAGGCGGCGAAGGTTTTGCAACACCTAAGCACCTTGTTAAGGAAGATGGCACACAAGCTCAGCTGGGCGAAGAACTCGATTTTAAGGTTATCGAGTTTGTGAAAGACACCAAGCGTATCATTCTGTCGCACAGCCGCACCTTCGAAGAAGGAAAAGACGATGTGAAACCCGCAAGAAAACAACACGCTGCTAAGAAGTCTGAGTCTTCTGTTCAAATCAACAATGTTGCGGCAGGTACTACCCTTGGCGACATTGACGTATTGGCAGACTTGAAGGCTAAGCTTGAAAAAGGAAAATAAATTCTCATGCCCATTAGGGCTAATTCCTCCTAATAAATTGAATGCGCACCTTGGACCTGTTCCAAGTGTGCGCATTTTTTTTGTTTACCTTTAAAGTTTCTTGCCATCAACAGGTCAACTTCCCGGCAAGGATTTCAGCATCGTAAGCGGCATTCTCACTCACCAATCGCCCACCCCTACGCAAACAATCAATTCGCAGGCGAGTTGTTTTTGTGGTGCAAAATAAACTCACGACGATCCAACAAGTCTCGAATACATCAGCTCATCAACTTACAAACTCAAGAATACATCAACTTATAAACTCAAAATTTCATCGACTCACCAACTCATTAACTCACCAACTCAGAAAACTTAAATTATTATTTTTTATTTTACAATATCGCTTTAATTTTCACTTCGTTCTAGCGAGAATATTGGCTAAAAAGTAGGTAAATAACCCCTATTTCAGTCCTTTCACATCCCTTGTTTTGTCTATTTATAAGAATAAGGGCTGCATTTTGCACCATTTAGCCTTTCTAGTTTGGTTGCCAACTTCTAATTTTTCAAGCCCGTTTTTTCACCTTTACCCCCTAAAACCCTACTTTTTGATGGACATTTTGCCCTTTTGAGCCATGTTTCCAGCGGTTCGAAAGGGGTTTATTTATACCATTGCAGTGTATTTTCATGCTTTTCGTTTCACGTTTAGCGGCATTTTGCATTGCATTTTGCACCATTTTGCTTTGTATTTAGCACCAAAACGCACCGCATTTAGCATCAAAACGCAGTGCATTTTGCACCAAAATGCACCACATTTAGCAGCATATTGCACCATATTTCGCTAATAAAGGCTCGAAATCTGGTGCAATTGACGGTTTGTCGTAATAAATATTCATTCTTCCACATCCTAGAACTAGCCCCTTTTTGTATCAAAACAAACCTTCGCGAGAATCGATTTTTTGCGGTACGATGGCCAATTGTTGAACGAAAAGGGCACTCATAATGTTAAATTTTTAACTTAAAACTATACAAAAACGATTATACTCTGCATACAAGTGCATGGGCAACGGCAGAGATAACACATACGCTGACGTA